GCTCCGCCCGGACGTTTCGCGCCAGCGCCGGAACCGCCGCGTCTATCATTTTCGGCGCGACTTTATCTACATCGGCAAGCCGACCCAGCGATTTCAAAAATTCCGGGTCGATTTCAAAATCAAATTTCCCCATTTATGTCACCCGCGCGCAGGTCAGCTCAATTTCATCCGGGCTTGTTTCATATGTGCGGATAATCTCATAGCGCGTGTCACCCTCGACCGCATAAGTAGGCTCGCGTCCGTAATCGTCGGCATAGTCGGCTGGACGCATGCTAAATACCGCAGTCGGTTTTATGCCCGCTTTGTACGCCTCGTAAAATTCCGTGCGCTTCACGCTTGTGCGGTCGGCGATTACCGTCCGGCGATGTTCCACGTCCGTGATATATCCGTTTTCGTTCGGCGCGCCTTTTACAACCGTGATAAGCGTCAAATCAACCAGCATCGCCGTACCCCGCGTGTTTGCGCAGATCGTCGACCATATCGCGATAATCACGGCGCGACCGTTCGGCGATTTCCATCTCGGACGAAAACTGCCAAAGCGTATATGCGCGGATGGCGGCAAGAACGATCATATTGTTTTCGTCTGCCGCCGTTTCCGCGTTTATTCCAAGTCGCAACATGTCCTCGCGGCACGCGACGATATGCGATTCGATCTCATCGTCCAGCGACGTCGATCTCATTCGTAGCCGTGTTTTTACTTTGTCAAAATACACGGCAGATACCGCCGTTATGTCCGCCATTGTGTTACACCAAGATATACAGGTCGATGTCTTTCGCGCCGTCCGGTGTTCCGTTCGGCGTAAACGTGTTACCGGCAATGTCCGTCCCGTTAACGGCAACGACGCCCGCCGTGTTTTCCAAAGCCTTATTAAACAGCGCGCGTACGACGAGATCAGCCGAGTCAAGTTTATACGGCAGACCAAACGATTTTCCGATGCCAATTGATACACGGTCAGCGTCAACGCCCGACACAGCACCCACAACGATGCTACCAAGCGTTATCGCGGACGTGCCCGCTGTTTTAACCGTAAGATTAACCGTGGCATCCTGATCCGCATAGTCAAGGCTTTCAATCGATATCACCGCGCTTGCGGCTTTCGCGCTCCACGATGCTTTAAATTTTGCGTCGTCGTTAAGCGCGGCGGCAAGTATGGCGGCAGCCTGCGCTTCCGTACCTGCCGCGGCATATTCGACCGTGATGTCATACGCCGCACCAGTAGCAGCAGAAACAAACGTAAACACCGTCTCGCCCGCCGCTTGTGCGCCTTGCGTGACTTCGACCGTCGCCTTTTGTTTCGCCGGTGTGTTCGTCTGCGCCGGAAGGTCGATTTTTGTTATCGCGCTGAATGGTTTGGACAGCGTCGCCGGCGTCGTGCCGTTCAGCGCTTTGCTTTCGGTGATAGTCTCGCCCACGCAGTTCAAGCCGGTGACTTTGACAGCGCTCGTTATGCCCGATTTGTTACACACAATTTTCAAATTGCGCGGATAGTCAGGCGTACCGATGCCGGACACGACGGCTGATGCGGCTGCGCCCATCGGCGCACCTGATATGATGCTCGTCGTGTCCGCCGCCGCCGGTGCGGGTATTTCTACATGCGCTATAAACGCGCGGTCAATAGTTGTGCGTGCGTCGGTTTTGATTTTGCCCGTTTTGGGATTATAGCCTACCCTTGCCATGACAAGCCCTCCTTAAGACTTTTTGATGCGCAGGAATCCGTTTCTCGCCGTGACGTTGCCGCCCGCGAATATAACGCCCCTGTGCGCAATCATGCCCTCTTTGAATTTGTATTCTGTAGAGCGCGCCACTTCAAGACCGCTAAACACCGCCACGGTGTAGTTAGCCAGCGGGCCATACGCCATCGCATAGCTATTACTCAAGGTACCCGTGTCGGATATGGCTGCGCACATGCTGTTGATTATGTACGGCACGCCGTCTATGGTTCCGACGTTGCCACGCGGCTTGACGTCGTGTATCTTGCGTCCGGTCGCGTCGCGCAGCATCGCAAACGCTTTAAGGTCTAACTTGTTCAGCACAAGTACGCTCGTGTCCTCGACGTTCTCGTCGCCGCCGTAACTGTAAAGAATTTCGTCAAGCGTTTCCTCGTCGATCTCGCCGACATGGATGTCGGTGTCGGCGTCAATCGCTGTAGCGCCGTCGTCGAAGATGCCGACAAAGTGACCGGCCTCACCGTCGCCGATAAGCACCTCACGCGTCAGCTTCTTGCGGATAGCCATAGTAATGCCGCGCATTACCTCGCCGTCATAATCGGCGGCGGACAGCTTTATGAGTTCCTCGCTGTCTTCGGCATAAGCGGTGATTTTGGTTTTGTTGACCGTCGCATATGCAAACGTGGGTTCTGCGGTGGTCGGATCGCCGCCCTCCGTGGTATAGCCGCCGATGCCGTAACCGGAAAGGTACGGCTGCTTAAAGGATTCGCCGCCCGCAAATACGCGGACGTTTACGCGGTCGATAAGGCTCGACACCTCGTTGAACGTCGGCTTGATGTCGGTTGCTTCATATTTCGGCAGCAGAACGCCGGTCGAGCTTATCAGCACCGACCGCTTTTCAAGCAGCGCTTTACCGCGCGCTTCGGCGTCCGTTTTGGTTTCGTGGCTGTCTGCCGGTTTGCCGATTTTGCCAGCCACATCAATTTTACGGCGAAGCTGCTGCTCCTCCGCGTCAAGTGTGCCGACCTCGACCTCCAGCTCCGCGACGCGCTTCTCGTCGGCGGTTTCAAGTTCTTTCAGGATCGCCGATTTGCGCTCCATGATCTCGTTAAGCCTTTTCTGATTCATGCTGTTCCTCCAATTTTAATTTTAAAATAAGTTTCTTGCGCTTAATATTTATTGCGGCTTGTTTTTCTGCGCGCTCTAACGCCTCCCGTTTCTCTGCTTCGGATCTCCCCTCCGCATAAGACCGCGCGCTTATATCGGTAGACGGGTTGGCGGGCATGCTAACCGCCGACACGTCGTAAACCTTCTTGACTTTTAATATAGTTCTTGTATGCGTATTTTTGTCGTATGCATCTTCTGCAACAGTAAATGCCCACGACATTTTTGTTATAAGCCCGGCTGACACATCTTCATACAATTCTTTAGCTGCGCCCGATCGTGTCAAATCTGCATAAACAAAAAATCCGTGGTCATCTATATCCAAGCCCAGAGTATTATTGGATGTGCGTGCTCTTACGCGACCGTTGTGATCGTATTGCATAATGACATCTGATATGTCGGCGTTGTCTAATGCGTGGCGGTCTATTATTTCATAATAATCGACGCCGTCCCAAGAACACAACAGATACGGGTCATCAAATGTTGTCGCGTACCCTTCTATGTAGTTTTCGCAGTCAATTCTTTTTTGCGGTGACGATGTTAACATCGGCATTGCGCGATATTCGCGCTCGTCGGGTTTATATGGCATTAATATTATTCCTCCTCATATTTCCATTGATAACCGCCAGTTTTATTTCGTTTGCCTTGACAGCATTTTGTTATGTTTTGCTGATGTAATCCCAATTCTCTTGCGGCTTGACTGGCGGAACAATAACAAATACCTGTACTGATATTTATTATAGGCCTTTCTTTCATTGCTCTGGCTTTGTTTAACCCGGCCAGTGCTTTTTGTGCATATTCTTCATTTTGCCACAATGTTTTTGATGCTGTTCCTATTTTGATTTTTTGCGCATGCGGTAATTGTTTCCCTTTATGAGATTCCGATAGTTTTATACGGTGATCTTCCGTTATCGGTCCGCGCTTTACACCGGTTGTTTTTTCTTTTAATAATTTCCTATATTCTGGATTAAGCCATAGCTTTTTAGAATGCGCGGAAATCTTATTACGTGTTTCTTTGCTTATAATTTTTGAGTTTCCCGGTTGCCCGGAAATGGCGTTATAACCATTTGGGCAAACAGTTCCTAATAATTTTATAAACATTGTTTCTTTAGTGTTGAGTTCTTCTTCCGATTCGGCGGTGTCAATAGCTGTAATGGAAAAATTGTTTATACCGTACTTTTTTATAGCGCGGTATAGCGGAAAATCATAGTATTTTGTATGTGTGATGTGTTGTTTCCAACGCGTTTCAAGAGATCGTATTGTCTGCCCAACATATTTTTTATCGTTTTCAAGATTTGTTATGCAATATATAATTCCATATGCCATTATTGCGTTTTCTCCTATTTAATACTCAACTAATTTATTCTTGTCCATCAATTTCCTCCGTTTTTCCTAATTGATATTCCGACTGTTCGCTTTGTTTTACATAGTTCAGCGATACAAGCGGCTCGTCGCCGTCCTCGATCGGCGCATAGCCAAACATCGCGCGGTATTCATTTTTTGTGAACATGCCAAGCTCGCGCGTCGCCGCGACAAGCTGCGTTTTTGACGACATCGGCATATTAACCATCGCGTCGCTTGCAAAATATATCCTGTTGCCGTGCGCGCGCTCCGTCGGAGTGAAGCACGCCGCTGTAAACGACTGCGTCATCTGTATCAATATCGGCTCGATTACTGATTCATAAAATGCCTGCCAGCTATTAGAATTATATTTTGACATCAGTACATCGTCGTTAATGCGCCAATAACGCAACAGGTTGTCACGAATCTCTTTCATCTGCTCCGCGTCAGCCGCCCACGGCGTGACGCTTATCGGCGTGTAGTCCTCCATGCTGTCAACACCGACAACTCCGCCGTTCTTCGCCGCTTCGGAAAAGCGTTCGTTAAATCGTGCTGTGGCGGCGCGCACGTCGTCATTGTCAAGCATCGCCTGTTTTTGTTTTAGCAGCCCGCGCACTTTGTTTGACACCGCCAGCGCGCTCTGTAATCCTTCGTCGGCGCTTTTAAGCATGTCAAGCGTATTATATATCGGCGCGTTGCCGTCGCCGAATATTTCGCTATCGCAATAATATTTACGCAGTATGACAATGTCCTCTGCGGGCAGCAGCACCTCCGACCCGTCGAATTCGCTGAATTTCAGCGCGTAGCCGCCGCCGTCGACAGGATATGCCGTCGCATCGCGTGCGCTGACCGGCAGCATCATCTCCGGCTGCGTGCCGTTCCACTTGATATAGCAATACGCCGTAGTGTCGCGCTGCATCCGCGTAACCATGCGATATTTTAAGTCATAACCGGACATCAGCGGGTTCGGTTTCTCGTTCAACAGTTTCGCGTATGGGCTGTTGTGCTTGATTTCCGTTATCCGCCCGTTGTGGTCAAGTATAACGTGCATCGCTTCAGCTTTCGCTGCGTGCGACGCTATACAGTCTATAATCGCGCGCACCGTCTCCTGCTCGTACAGGTTGCGGTCGAACGGCGCGGGATGCGTCGCGCCGAAATATATGTATTGCACTTGTTTTTTGCCAAGCAACTTGCTTATAAATCCCACTACCTCACCCGCCTTAAATAATCTTCGGTATGATTGCTATAACCGACAAACGCATTTAACAAACTGACAAGCCCGTCTATCCGTTTGCGACTGCTCGCCTTGACCGGCTGTATGCTCTCTATCCCGTCTTTGTTTGTGCTTTTCACGCCGGTGTTATATAGGCACCAGCGCAATATAGGATTGTTTTGATATATGATTTTATGTTCTTCAAACAGCCCACCGAGCTGCTTCATCGGATACGACCAAGTAAACGGACCCTGCCGGATGCGCTCCAGCCCAAATCCTTTAGATTCCATGTCCGGCGCCCAATATCCCGACAACGCCGCGTCATAGCAAACCCACAACGGACGGATATTATATCGTTTTACCATAGTGACAAACCAATCCGTGACCGCGTTGTAGTCTACAGTTGCGCTCTCGCACAGCGTAAGCCAGCCGTTATCCGCCCACGTTTTATATGGCGCTTCGCGCTTGTCCGACGATTCCACCTCGTCAACACGCACTTTCGGCAAAAAATACTGCTGCAGCACATAATAATTGTCGTCGCCCGGCTTGCGGATTAACAGCGTCGCGCAAGTCAAGTCGGTTGTCGCCGATAAGTCGCACCCGCCCACCGCGTAACTGTTGGACAAATACTCCATTTCAACGACATTCTCATTTACTATGCTTTGGTACGGCAACCACGCCGACGCGGTGCTCTCCGGCAGATTAAAGTCTTTTGTCAACAGCGTCGGAAGATATGACGGCTTGCGCTTTGCCAGCTCCACACCGTCAGTTAAAAATTTAACCGACTTAATTTTCCCAAGCCCCGGATTAGCTTTTGACCAATATTCCGGTTTGTCCCACTCGTCGCGGCTGTCCAGTTCATATATCAGCGGGAGCAGGTTATAATCCTGATACCCCTCGTCCCACATCGCGACATGCGCCGCGTAGTCATATGTATCATCGAAAAATCCCTCGCGCACATTTCCGTTTGTCGATATAAGCCACGCCAGCGGCTGTTCGCGCACGCTCTGGGATTGTTTCAAAACATCATAAACGGCGGAAGTCTGCGCCGCGTGAATTTCATCCAACGAAAAGAACGACGCGTTTAATCCGTCCATCGTCGACGAATCGGCAGACAGCGATTGAATTTTGGACATGAACATCGGACAATAAATATCCCCTTGCCGCTTGCGCGTTACCGCCGCCAGCTCAGGGGATTGCAGGCGCATGTTCACCGCCTCGTGATATATAAGGTTTGCTTGATCGCGTTTATTGGCGGCGCAGTATATTTCCGCGCCGTATTCGCCGTCGTTTAATAACATGCTCCATTCTACAGCCGCAGTTTCACTCGATTTCCCGCACTTCCGACCACGAATGTCAACAACCTCGGTAATGCGCCGTATTCGCGTATTTTTATAACGCCAGCCGAAAACAAGCTGTATTTTTGCTTTTTGGAATAATTCGAGTAAAAATGGTTGACGCGCGAATCTTCCCTTTGAGTGACGGCAGAATTTTTCGATAAAATCAATATGCCGCTCGCCCTCAGCCTCATCAAAGTAAAAAGGGAAGTCGGCAGGCGGATTATCTATCCAGCCCGTTTCGCGTCTGTATACCGCCGCGACCTTTTGCGACACGATTTCCTCGCCGCGATCTATCGCCGCAAGGTATGCTTTAACCCAATTCATTTTTGCGCCGCTTTGACAAACTTAATGAGTTCTCCGCCCGGCGGCATTGCCGCGCTATTTGTCGGAAGCGCGTCAGCAAGCTGCTTCATTATCGACTGATAGTTTTTATTCATGGTGTTATACATCCGCACGACCGGGCGCTCTCTGTCGTATGGCGGCGCGTTCTCCGACTGCGTGAATTTTTCATATGATCCGTTAACCGCGATGTCGCGCGCGTAATCTTCCAACGTCACCCGCATAAACGCGGCGTTATCAATCAGCCCGTCATATAACTTTTTGCTATCTTTGTTCATGTCGCGAAATAATACGTTAAGTTTCTTTTTTTCGGATGTTATCCGTTCATCTATTGTCTTTTCTTCGCTGAATAATCCCATTAATATCACCTCTTTTTGACAGGGGGTCATGTGTGGTCAGCCGGTTCAGCGGAGGGGCTCACTTCGGTTTCCCGGTTCGCCTGTTGTCGAGTTACCCACCGGGGGGTATCACCACTCGCGGACGCCTCCGGCTTGCAAATATCCATCCGCATCAAAACGCAATCCATCATCGCCCCGCTTTGTTATCCGCGTGTGGCAGTCGTGGCACAACGATACAAGCAAATCAAGATTGAGCGATATGCTCTTGTCGTGTATGTTGCCTTGCGTCAATGTAATCGTGTGATGTACCTCGTCTGCCCGACCGCCGCAATCGCGGCAAGTATAGCCATCGCGTTTTAGCGCTACACGACGCAACGACCGCCACGCCTGCGAATTATAAAACTGCACAGCCCACGGCGCAGGCATATCATCACCCCTAAACACCGCAAGCCCCCACCCCAGCCGTTATAGCGGTGTACATTCCCTCGCCTTGCGGCGCAACCATAACAAAAAGGGACGCACGCCGCG